TTACGTCAATATGGACTTCACGACCTGGGTGTTTAGTAATAATCTGATTGTACAGATCATCACAAATCATTTCACAACTTTTATAATCTAATTCAAGAGTTTTCTCCTCATACAGTTTTTCTAACCAACGTTTAAATTGAATAAACTCAATATCTCTGTCGTTGTGTGTTACAGTGATACCTACTTTAAAATGAAATATGTGTCTGTGTGGATATCCCAAAAAACTTACATCATATTCATCGCCTGTTGCTAGTGCTGGATCTTCCAGTGCCGCAGGATACTTGTGGATACCTTCCTTACGGAAAGTCACCCAAATCATTCTTTTAGCCGTATTCATTATACGCCTGTGATTGTCTTCTGCCATTGCTTCCTTCATCATTGTATCAGTTATACTCATACTATACTACCTTTTAGTTGTGTTGTCAAGTTAGTCTTTAATGTCATCATCGCCATATTTGCTCCATGGTGTAAATTTATTACGTTCTTGTAACTCATGTACAGGTTGTACCCATACACCTGGATTAGAATGATTGAAATCTGCATCATCAATCTTCATACAAGCATTATAATTAAGTTGATTTACGTATGGAAGTTTTACACTAATCATGCTTATAAAGTTGTTTCTTTCATTAAAACCTGATTCAAGTACCCAATCATGATATTTTACATCATAATCTAGTGTAACTAGATAGTTCTTATCTAGTAAACCATACACAAGATCGTCCCAACTTTCTTTTGGAACAAAACTATGATTAGCACCTAAGTAAATATGCTCAACTGTATTTTCTTTTGCTTTTGCAATTACATCTTCTAATGGTTGACATCCTGTTACAAACAGTGTATGCATATCATGTGCAGGAGTTTTCTCTACTTCATATCCTGTAAAGTAAATAACATCATCTTTTACACCATCTGCATAGTCACGTTTCATTAGGCATGTTCCTTTTGTAGGCTTTCAATTTGATCTTTTAACTTTAAACGCTTCTTTTTCATTTCACTTAATTCTTCATCTTTAAAGTTTCCACTTTTTTCCATAGCGTCTACTTGTTTGTTTAGGAACCTATGTGTTTCTTTTAACCATTGCAAACGCTTTGTATAGTCACCCATATTATGCCTCCTGTAGTTCTTTCTCAAGTTTATCTAATTCACCATCTTCTCTGTCGTCCGCCCAAGGTGTTTTTTCTTCACCTTCTTCGTCAACTTCAACAAACATTCTGTTGAACTCATTAGTAACACCGCCACGCAATCTAGCACCTTCTAAATTTTTAAGGAAACTGTCTGCTTCTTTAATCATTGCAAATGCTGCCTCTTTAGTAGGTTGCTCAAACAATTCTTCAACGAAACGATCGAAGTACAAAATGTTACGTGGCACCCATTCAGAATATTCATCACTTTTATCTGCATCTTTAACTTTGCGCCACTGTCTCCAGTCTGGACGTTCTTTTGCAAGTTCAATATCAGTAAGATTATTTGCTCTCTGGACAGCAACAATATGTTGATAAACATTGTGCGCCATCATAAGTGCATAACCAAAACTATCCCAACTAGTTTTACCTTCTTTGCCAATCTTGTTTAGCATGCCCGGCGCATAGTGGCAAATATCCGCGATCGACAAACGTCTTCCAATTTCGCTTTCGAACGGGAAAGGAATATCGTTCCGTCCGGCCAAACTCTTATTATCAGGGGCCTTATCCATAATAACTGACCAACGTTTACTTGTGTGTTGGCTGTTAGTGTACACCAACCCATGTGCTGTAGCAATGAAAGGGCTTGCACAGTCGAAACTGATTGTGAAGTTCTCATTAATATGTTTCCTTACTTGTCTTTGTATTGATGTAAGATAACATGACCAATCAAGTTGTGCAGTGCCTAAGAAGTGCATCCAGTCTTTGCCTTCCAGCATTCCATCAAACTTCATTGTCATCAATCTACGTAGCGTGATAGGCATCTTGCACATATTTGCACCACCCATTGCCCAACCTTCACATGCTTTGTCTCCCCATACTTTAGGATCGGAGAATTCTTTAACACCTTCGTACCACTTCTCAGCAGTATCCCAGTCTGATCCTTGTAGCACATTTAAAAACTTAGTTGCGCCTAGTCTACGTTCTAACCAATACTTGTTATTAAACCTTGTCTTATCTAGACAATCCTCAAAACTCTTAAGTCCAGTCTTAGGTGAGTGAATATGATCACATGCCCAAGTCGGAACATCAAGTAACATACTCCAGTCTGCTGTTAGTTCAAGCCAATTAAGAATATCATCTCTAACTTTATTAGCAGCAGCACCTTCAAAGTTTAGCCAATCAAACTTAAGAACACCTTTACCAACCTGATAACCGCCTGAGTCACCAAGTATCATTGTTTTACCACGATCACGTGTTTGCACCATTGCATCTTGTTCCATTGTTTTATCAAGATTCAATTGTGCGTGTCCTGCTGAATACAATCCATATTTGTATGTAAAGTATCCTTCTTCTTCATTTAAAAAGTTCATACCTTCAATGCCGCGATCAAAACCCTGCGGAATACGTTCTTTAGGAACGAACTCTTCCTTACGTTGTTTAGCAATATAAGTGCTGAAGAAAGAACTAATTGCAGGCAAATACACTGCGTAGTCTTTCTGTAATGGTGTTAAGTTGACTGGTTGTTTCATAGTATTATTTAGGCCGCCTGTGCTGGAATGATATATTTGTAATTCGCTAATCCACTATCTAGTGTAATTTGAATAGCACCTTCATTACTAATACTCATCTTAGTGTTGTTTACATCTGCAATTTTTAGAATAGCAAGAATGCTCGCTACTGGCCAAGTCCAACCTTTATTAAGTGTACCTGTAACATCAGTAGCAAAAATAAACTCACCGCCATGTGTACTAGCATCACCAAAGATAAATTTTAAATTACCATCTTCAGTCTTTGCTAAGAATGTTGGATGCTCTGGATTAGCACCTGCTTGAAAACTGAACCTTTGTACTGCTGAAAGTGTTGGAACAACTTCTACATCCCAGTTAACACCTCTGAACTTTACAGTTTTCATTTTTTCATTAATGATTTCTTGATTCATAAATCGATAATCATTTTTAAAATCACCGTCACTGTTTTCGAAATGAATACCTACAGGAATAGTAGCACCGTTTCTTTCAGCACTTGTAATACTAATTTTTGCATCCTTTTGATATTCAGTACCATCAATCAGGTATTTTAACTTGTTAAGTTGCGGCATACCGAATGTGCCAATCATATCCGGATAAGGGTTATGTGTATCTGCTTCCATAATAACTGATCTATCATCAGCCATTGAAAACATTCCTGTCTTTTCTTCTTCGCCAGACACTTTTACAGTTGTTAGAAAACCTAAGTTCTGTGTGTGGCTGACAATATCTTGTAAAATGTCTTTCATTGAATTCTCCTATACATTTACATTATATTTAGGTTTTGTATAAAACACAAGCATTTTTTTACTCAAAATCAAATAAACTATTAAAGTTATTGTCATTACGAGTTTGACTTATGTCCCATTCCAAAACGCCAATTAAGTTTTTAAGTTTTTCATCGATTACTGTGTTTTCCATTGTAGCATCATCGAAAGGCAACTCTTTAAACCAATCCGGAAGTCTTAGTTCATCTACCGGATACGCTACACTTGTATATCCCATTGGATTGTCTTTTACTTTACAAACAATTACTTTTGCACCGTCTGTAATGTTTACGGAATATTTGTCACCGTTCATACGTTTAAGTGTATTCCAATTAATACTTGCTCTTACGTGTCCAGGCATATTTGCTTTGCCTGCTTTCTTTTCTTTGGCTTCATATTCTGTAATTTTGTTTGCACGTTTAGGAGAGCCTTTTTCCCATCCAGGACGTGCTTTGAACTCTGTTCTAAATTCTGTAATATAATCAAGTACTTCTTCTTTTTCCTTACCAGATAGCACCTTTTCTAATACATTGCTTAAGAAGTCTTGTATTACAACCGGAGTATCAGAACGTTTAAGATCAAGACCCATTGCTTTAATTTTACCTGCTTTGCCTTCTGTGTCTGTTCTAAAACCTTCAATATCATAATAAAGCACTGCATAGCGTTTCTTTGTAATAAACAAGCCTTTACTTGCAACAATTTCTCTAGCAGCAGCAATTACCTCTGAACGCTTCTTAGGACAATGAAATGCTGAACTCATAAACTTACCAAATGTTGAGTTTGCATTTTCACCAATTGTGTCATACAATTCAACTACACTATCTTTTGTCCACGGAATACTACCAGATTCTATATCTTTTTTAAGTGTACTGTATGCACTAAAGTATGTTGAATCTGTATCACCATATACAATTGCTTTGCCTGTATGATCATATTCGCCTGTTACTATCTCATTGATCTTAGCAGCCATATGTTTTGTGATGCTTCGTCCTGTAAGTGTAACACTTTGACCAATCCTGTTGTCGAAAAACCTACAACCAGGATTAAGAATAGCACCATACAAACTATTGAGTAGAATCTTTTTAACCAACTGACGCTTTGCCCAGTATTCTTCTTCAATCTTGTTTCCTGCATTTTGACTTTCTTTCTGCTTCGCCTGCATTTCTTTACGTTCTTTATACCAACGTGCAAGTAGTCCAGGAATAATACCTTCTTTTTCATACGTAAAGATTGTGCCGTTAGCACTGAGCATCCATGGTTGATTGCTTTCATAGATTAGATCATATATCTGTGCAGCACTTAGTTTATCACTGTCACCGTTTTCCCAATCAACAGTAATCTCTCTACTAATTTCTTTTTCCATGACTGAACTATATTCAACTGATCCAAACATACCTTCCCAAGCACTAGCAAAACTTTTACCTTTTGCCATTTGAGAATCAATATGTGCTTTTGTTCCATCCTGTCTAAGTTGACCTACTACAGTTTCTGGACCCATGTTCAATGCTCTAATAACAGATGGATATAGTGAATTCAAGTCAACACTACCAATCCATTCGTGAATTCCTTTCTTAGGATATGCAACATATGCACCTGCCGCTGGTTCGCTACCTGGCTCACGTTTCACTCTGTTCGGAACTATCATTCCACGTCTATGTGCTTCGTTAATAATACCTTGTTCTGTAACAGCAACAGCACCCATTGTTGTTTGTATAAGCACAGTATTTTCATGTGCAATAGTATTTGCAAGATCAATAAACTTTAGTTTCTTATCAAGTTTATTAAGTAGTGCAGTATCTTGTCTGTTGTATTCAATAAATGTTCTGAAGTCATTGTTGTAAAGAGCATCTAGACTGCCTTCATAAACAGTTTTCTTTTCACCTACTTCTAGTTCACCAATAGCATCAAGTCGATATGTATGACGTTCTTCATAGTTGTATTTTCTATAAAGTTCTAAACTGTCTACATGTACACGGCCAACTAAATCATATGTTTGAGATTCTTTACCAAACTTTTCATATGTCCTTTTCTTAGGATATTGATTCCAAAGACACAAACGTCTAGTATCTTCTTTGCTTAAAACTTTTGTAATTCTGTTTACAGTATAAGGCATATCATAACCTTCACTGTTCCAACCACTTAGTACATCAGCATCTTGAATAAGATCTAAAAAGGCATCAAGCATATCCGCTTCATTGTCATAAAGTATAGTATTTGGAATGCCATCAATTGCTTTTTTTGCTTCTGCCATTGATAATGTTTTAGGCGGAATTGCTAAACAAATTAGTTCATCCATCCACTGTAAGTGTACAGCAATTGATGTAATAGGCATAAACGCATCTTCTGGACTTGCGTAGCCACGCTCAGGATCAAAGTCAACCTCAATATCCCAAAACGCTACATTAAGTTTAGGAGCATCAACATTTAAATAATTGTCTTCTAAACAACGATAAATTGGATTTATATCGCTTTCGTATAATTTTTTATTGGAATGAATTGCAAGTTCTTTGCGAAGTTCTTTTATGTTCTTTGCAGTAACACGTTGTAACTGGTCACCGTAAATAGATTGATGTTTACCTCTTGGGTCTTTGTAATAAAAAACGTGTCTTGGGGAATATTCTGTAAAATGTCTTTTGTTATTTTTTCTTTCTACAACACGTATTATATCTTCATTACGATCATAGAATGCATCTACGTAGCTCATTTGTTCTCCTTACATGTCATTTGCGGCTGACAAATACCAATTAAGTCCTTTTTGGCGGACAATACCTTCTTCTAAATTACTTATCCTGTCACTAAAGTGTAAATGTATTTTGTGACTCCGTATGTGTAAATGCAGGCCAATACTCCATTTAGCACAATTAAACTTTTTTCTTTCCATAGCACACCAACTATTGTCCAAATGATACTTGCAAAAAAGAAACCAAATACACCATAAATTTGATTAGGAAACATTGAAATCAACATAGCGGCAAAAAGTAAAACTGTTGTTCCTGCCCATGCCAGCGGTTGATATGGTTTACTCTGTTGTGTCATCATTATCTGGCTCAATATTATTAGGTTTTAAAATAGGCATACCACCACGATCAAAATAACGGCCATCATCTGTTACATATATGTATGATTTAATATTATGGTCACCTAGTGCCGATTTTACAATAATACTTTTTTTTGTAATATTGCCTTTATATTCAGAATAATCTGCGTTAACTAATCTAACCTTGCCGTTGTTATTACCATAAATTCTATCAGCAGGTTCACCGCCTGGTCCTATATGGTTTGAAACTATAAGTGTATTACCCATTTCGCTCATCAATAACTTTTTTGATATGCATGAGATGATCAGGAACTTCCCATCCAAATACTGATGCTAGATTAACACCACTATTTTCGTAATCTAAATCCTTAACACCTCTTTTCATTCCGAAACCAAGGCCACCTTTTGTTTTAGTGTGCCTTTTAGGATCATATTGTGATTCATCTTTGTATTGCACTTTTTTAGTTCTCTTTCTTTGTTTTGGCATTCTTATAATAGTAACACAACTATATTATGTTGTCAAGTTATTTTTACCACCAACTTGCTGCTACACCGTATCCAAATACATTAACACAAGCAAAGTAAAAAGTTAGTAGTGTTACCCATGCAGCACCTCTACGTAAAGATGCATAGCATTGAGTAATACTTCCTACAAAAAAGAATGGATACACAATTAACATGTTTGGATCCATTGCTGTCATAGCAAGTGTTAAACTTGCTGCAACTGTGAAAATAAAACTAACTAGTTCAAAACCAAAAGCAATTTTATCGCTTTGGTAACTGTTAATCCAAAATGATTTTATCTTTTCCAATTACTCGTCATCCGCACGTGGTCCCGAAACGTCATCAGGCAAATTTTTAGTTATACCTAAAATGCCTTCAATATCGTTCCATTCTTCTTCATGCTTTGCCCAATCACCCTTGTGTGCAATTTTAATTGCTTTATTAATTGTGCTTGGTTTGATTTGTAGTTCTTCTGCTACTGCTTTTACAGTATCCTTAAGTCCTTCGTTCAAATCTTCTACTTCACGTAGTACATTTGAACCTTCGCTAATTAGCCTTTCTAATTTTGCTTTTTCTTCTGGTCCATAACTTCTTGACATATTATTCTCCTAGTTTGAGTTGTTATTATACATTATTACTAAGCGTGTGTCAACACTTACCTATAAATTTTCCAACCATTTTTATCAACTAAATTTAATATAAAATGTTTTTCTTTATTGTAATCGTGTTTTCCTTTGTTTCTTGTTTCATAAAAAGTCTTAGTTTCCTTAAAATCAAAACCAAAAATATTAACATTGCTATTGTTACTTTCGCTTAGATAATGCAAAATTTGTAATCCTGTTGATGGCGGTGCATCTAGCATATTCTGTAACCATTGTGATTGAAACAAAGGTAGTTTTAGTTGCTTTGCTTTAAATTTTACTTTCCTAATTTTGTATTCAAATTCTTGTTTGTTTGGTGTAAAAATAAGTGTATGGAATTTTGGAGTCTCAGCATTATATTTTTCAAAAGTGTTTATTTCGCTCGATGCTAAAAAATCCCATCTACTTCCTTGTGAGTTAGTGTCAATTATTTCAGCCCTGTTAAATCTTACAGTAGGAAGACTGTCAATAATGTGTCCATTACTTTTGGAAAATATGCTTTCAGCATTACCTACAATGTTTAATGGTTGATCTAAAACTGTTAACATAAAGGTATTTAAGTCATAAAAAAAGCCGGCAGTTGAATACCGGCTTTAGTCTATATTTAAATTCTTTTTGTTAGCAGTCTGGACCGCAGTTGCAGTCGTCACCGCAGTTGCCTTTACAAGCACAGTCTGGACCGCAATTACAGTCCTTGCCTTCTGTTAAGCCTTTTTCCACAACGTCATACATTTCAAAACGTCCGCCGTTTCTTTCATATAGCATAGCAGCAAAAATTTCTTGCTTGTTTGTTTCTTCTACTTTTGTTACAGCGACTCTATTAGCCCAATTCCAAAGAACATCGTCCATTGGGTCGATTGCTTGTTGTCCGCCACTTTCTTTAACCATTTTATACATGTCGACAAATGACATTTTAGTTTCAACAGATTCTTTAACTGTTTTCTTTTTCTTGCCATAGGCACCTTCGTCCATTTCTTTATCGTCTGAAGTTTTACCTTTCTTTTTGTCTAACATTTTTTTGAATGCTGCTTTTTGTTTTGCAGATTGTGCTTCTACAATTTCACCATCCATGTCTACAAAACTAACTGATTCGTCTTTTTTCTTTTTGTATTCTTCCATGCATGCTTCGCACATTTCTTTTAGTTTCTTTTGATCGCAGTCTGGATGTGCTTCGCACATTTCTTTCACACTCATGCCTTTGCTGCACATCATTAAGATGCTTTTCTTGCTAGGCATTTTTGCTTTCTTTTCTGCTTTGATAATTTGTTCTGCTTCTTTTACAGGTTCTTTCTTTTTCTTAGCATCTTTAGCAGCCTTCTTCATAGGTTCTTTCTTGTCGCCATCTTTGTCCATATCAAGAAAGTCTGGTTTTGCTGCTTCTTTTACTTTTGAATCTTTTTTTGCTTCGGTAACTACTTCTTTAGCACCTAGCGAGATTCCTGTTGATTCCGCCAGTGTTGAATAATGCTCTAGATCTTGACCTGGCGTAGTCGGATCTAAATCACGCATTTTTGTTATAATTTTTCTAAAGTCCATAGTAGTTTCCTTTGTATAGTAAGTATTTATCTTCTTACTGGATTCTCTCCAAATATACTATTTTTCATATCTAGTGCGTTTACCGCTGTTCCGTCGCCTTTTTTAGGTTGTTTTACTGTTGGTTGAGGTGGTGCTTTTGTGCCTGACTTACCGCCCCAAGGACTGCCTGTATATGACTTTTTACCACGTGCTTTACCTGGACTTAAATGCGGTGCTTCAACACTAGCAATGTTTCCTGATGATGTAGCACCTGCTGTTGCTGATTCGCTTTTATATCCTTTTTCACCTGCTTCTTTTTCTAACTCAAACTTCCTACGCATAAGTTCTTTCTTTAACTTTTCGCTTTTGTTTGTTTCAGGATCCAACTGAATATCCTGCAAAGCCTTACGTTTTGCTTCGTAATCCTCTTTATCTTTAGTGATACTAGTTCTAGTATCTTCTACAAATAATTCTTTAAGTCTCATAATACTATTTACCTTTTTTACGGCCTGATTTCATATTCGCACACCAGTGATACATTTTCGCTTTTTCACCGCTTGCATTCTTAGCACGTTTGCGTAGTGCAGTTACACTGCCATTACAACTAGCACCTGCTTTTTTTACTCTTCCCGGTCTACTTTTACCTTTTTTCTTACCATCGGCAAAATTTTCAATTATATATTCTCTTATTAAATGATGGAAACTTTCTTCTATCTCTGCTTTTAGTTTTTTGGCAGTCCTTTCAAACTTGTGATCCTTATGCTTGAACCCTATGCCTCCGGCACTTTCCCACGCTGCTATGTTTACACCATAATCGTCAATAAGGATATTAGGTGTGCCGTCGGGGTTAGTTGCATACTTCGCCTTATCCTTAGTTATGATGACTTCAGTTGGTGGAAAGAAGTCTAGGTTCTTTTCAATCCACTCACGCTTATGTGGTTCCGAATTAGGATCATTTGCTAGTGGAGAACTTAGAATCTTGTAGTCGCCTTTAACTTGTTTGATAATACCAAGTAGGTTCTTTGCGTTTGATGTTAGAGGAATGTTTAACCAAAATTTATCCTCATCTCTAATTTTTTTAAGTGCTGGTTCAATCTCGTCCTTGTCTAGTTCGCGCCAATCTTTGCCAACTAGTTTTTTCCATTCGCCGAAGAAGTCTGCTAGAAC